GCATACGAGATAAAGCACGAATCTGAGATCGATTCATCTTGTGCCGATGGAAAACGTATTCACATTCTTCCATGTTTGTAGCATTAGGATCTGGAAAGAAATCCCAGATAGAAACAAACTCTATTCGTGGTACGCGCACTTCAACAGGAGAATATTCTCTAGAACCATCTTCTGTTTCTTGCCACTTGTTCAACGTCTTGTTGTAGTTGAAAGGGCCTTTAACAATACCTGTGCCAAAAAGGGCAGATTCAAAAAGTGCGTTTCTTATTTCACTAGATCCATGAGACTCTTCTATCTGATCATGGATTAGTTTTTCCATACGCCTAGCTGCCATTTCAGCCGGACGAGTTTCATAGACTTGTGGATTCTTAGTGACTCCATCTTTTAAAGGGAGTACTGTATCCATGTCATCGAACTGCCCCTTTTTAATTTCAGAGGCAGTAGGGATCTTTGCGTCTTTACCATCTCCTGCATAACCTACATCGTAAGGATTAGTAGCAGGAGTAACAACAGGGGCAGAGGTTTCAATTCCCGGTAAAGGAGCAGTAGTATCTAAGTGAGCTACTTCTGCTATACCTTCAGGTATTTTAGATTCTCTTATACCAATAGGAAAGCGATCAGAACCAAAGATAACATCAACAAGCTGTCCAAAAGCAGCAAGTACTTTAGTCTTTGTAACTTTGACAAAAACTCTGGATTTTTCAGACTCTCTAAACTTAGTATTTTTTCCATACATTCCTCGATAATTATGATAAGCGCTCAACCATCGTTGCTCATCATACTCCCGAGCGAGCTTAGCAGATTGGTATCTGTCTTCAATAATACCAACAAATTTCAACTTGAGAGAATCCTCAAGTTCCATTTGCTTTCCTTCTTCGCCTTCTACATCTTGAAAGTAGAGGTTGTCGGCTCCGAGTATTGTATTTTCATCTGCCATTATTTTTACCTTTAGTAGCCAAACTCAGAATCTATCGGAGTATAGGCTTGCTCCATGCGCATATATCTAAGTCTAGATAATGGATCTTCAATGCGTGGTCTTGACATAATTAAATACCTTAACGCATCGTAAGCGTGATCCGAGGCATGTGTATCCACATCCTCTGGATTACTCTTGTCTAAGGGAATACTTTGAAGCTCTCTAATAAGGTTCGGGCATGTATTAAATATCTGCAGCTTAGGCCTACCATTAGAGCGTATCTTTAAGTATTCGTGAATTTGTACTTTACCTTGCACCCTGTTCTTATCAGCTCTACGAAGTTTATGTCCCATCCTCTGTAGAGTTTCTCCTACTGTTGGCCCAGTTGTACCTGTTTTAGCCCAAGCAGCAGTATCAAGAACGCCTGCAACACTAAACGGATCATACGACTCCATTTCGGTAATCATACGTCCTAAATCTTCGCCAGTAAGTCCTTTGCGGTATAGTTCTCTGTAGACCACTAAAGTACCATCAGTAGGATCTACACACGCCCAAATACAAGCTGACTCACTCGCATAACCATAGTCAATACCTTTAACACGTTCCCATCCTATTGGAATCTCAAACGGAGGTATGACATGTGCTTCTGTATCAAACTCTGTGAACGCTGCTCCTTCTGCAACATCCCAGTTCCCTTCCAACAATTGTCGGCGTTGGACTTCTGGTAGGGCTTTAAGCATCTGCTCATAACGCCCATCAGAAGCAAGAAAAGGATTGTCCTCTAGTCTTGCGGGTATAAACTTTCTTGTTAGCCCATCGTGGCCTTCAAAGGACGTATTAGGAGGACTAGGGTCAATATATCTTTTCTTAACCCAATGTGCTCCGACACCTCCGGGGTTTGCCGTACAACGCATGTAAGGAACAATCTCAGGGTCTGTCGTTCTTAAACGACTCGCCAGATAGTTCCAACCAAAGTCTGTAGGCTGATGAGTAATCTCATCGAAACCTATCCAAGAGTACGCCTGTCCTTGGTAACGATAGACATCTGCATCACGTTCCAAGAATCCAAACTCTACTTTAGCCCCCGAAGGGAATGTCCATAGCTTTTCGACTTCTCTGTATCTGGAGCCGGGAAAAGCTTTAGGGTAGAGTTCTCGGGATTTATCTATAAGCTCCCGTAGCTCTGGCATTGACCTTCTTAGTATTAATGCCCTGTGCGCAGGTCTGTGCGCATAACGAAGAGGATCGATAAGCATCGCATAAGACTTACCTCCTCCTGCTGCTCCTCCATATAAGACATCTGTCTCTGGAGCTGCTAAGAAATCTTCTTGTGGGCCTTCGTTAGGACGGAAGATAACGTTCTCGTCTGCTAACTCTTTAATGGCCTTTGGAGCATTCTCTAAAGTATCTGTAGTAACAACACCACCTGTATCTACTTTCTTTAGAGTTTCTTTAGAGGCTTCTAGCTTTTTACGTTCGGCTAGAAGTTTTTTCTCTGCTTGCTCCTTCTTTTTAGTACGCTGCCGGACGGCTCTACGGGCTTCGAGCTTAGCCTTAGTTTCACTGTGGTAATTGTAACCTCTACCTTTCGAGCCTTTTGGTCTTCCGGTCTTACGCTTGGGAGTCCCATCCTTCTTTAGTACAAAAGACCCATCAGGGTTTTTACAATAGTTCTCAGGGTTTGTTTCCCAATCTTTCATGCATGATCTTCCGTAGGCCAGTATGAGAGATATAACGACCAGTAGTAGCCGTTAGGATATCTGCTCCTTCTCGTAAACCGTACCATCCTTTACGAACTGCTTCAACTATTTCTTGTAGCTCTTTTAGCTCGTCGGGTAACGGCTCTAGATACTCACCACTAGCATCTAGTTTGTAGCCAAATGGGACTGTGCTGCTCGTCCTACGCATCAATCATCTGTTTCGCAGGAAGTATGAAAAGACCACCTTGTACAGTGTTGTTAACTTCCAAACGATCTTTCTTACCTAAGCCTGTGCGGTCTAGGATAGTTTGTGCTGCTTGGAGCTTAATGTTGGCTTGAGGAATAGGAGTATCAGACTCCATAGCCTGTACAAGCCTCATAGCAGCTTTAGGTGCAGACTGTGCTAGAATACCTTCAGCTAGTTCTATAATCTCAGACTTGAGTGCTTTAACTACTGAATAGTGGCTATTCGGTGCATAGCCCGCAAGCTCCGCAGCCTGCTTCGGATCACCTCCTGTTTGTACAAGGTAATCTAAAAAAGAGTTTTGTTGGACAGTAAGTTCTTTTTTCATAATATCCTAATTATACATAGTTTTTTTCTATTTGTCAAGTACTTTTATAAACTACTTGACAAATTGCTAATTTATTAGTATAATACTGTAAAGACCCCCCGGGTGCATATAGATATATATGTACCAGTAGTACTTCCTTTAGAGCACTTTAAAGACTATAGTATACCCGAGCTAACTAGTTTCCAAAGACTTTAAAGGTTTTTAAAGTCAGCCGACTAGAACTGGTTAACATCTGAAGCCCTCCAAAATGTATATGATTTAGTATATATATAGGGGGTACCCCGTAGGCCTCCTGCCCCCCGGGGTCTTTAGAGTACTCTAAAGATCCCGAGCATCTCCTAGAGTCTTTAGGCAAGCTAAAGACTCTAGAAATCTCTAAAACTTCTCCTTTGGAGAATCTTTAAAGCCCTCCAGAGTTCCTTGGAACTCTGAAGTCTTCAAAATTTCCTAGTCTTTAGACTCTTCTTCCTAGTTTCCAGAGCTGTAAGGCTCTGAAAGTCTTTAAAGTATCACTTTAAAGATCTCTGAAATCTATCAATTTCAGAGGCTTAGAGACTTATCTCCTCCTCCTCCTGAGATCTCCTAAGAGATCTCAAAAAACTCTAAAAACCACGCAAGGAAGATGCGGTTTTGAGCCTCAAATCATCTTTAAGTCTTACTCAGACTTAAAAGGTTCTAACTAGATCTTATAAGTACTTATAAGATTTAGTTAGAAAAAATAGCCCAGTACTATAAAGAACTTTATAGTACTGGGCTAAAAAGTTTTAGTATTTTTGAAGAAATATAAAATCTCTTCATTTATGAAGATTTTATATTTCTTCAAAAATACTAAAACTACAGAGGAAACTCAAAATGGCAAAATCAGCAACAGCAACAACTCCTAAGCTTGCAACCGTTAAGCAATTCCGAGCGGTAGTATTTAAATTCGCCAAGCAAATCCAAGCTCTTCGGTCTGTCGAAGACAAGTTTTGGTTCCGGCTTTGGAAGCAGGTCGAGGCAGTCCTTGCCCGTCACAACCCCGAAGGGGTCACATCTGAGCAAGTACAAGCTTGGTTCAAAACTACCGACTTGCCGGACTACTTGGTAGGGAACCTACAGCTTGACGAGCTGATCGACAAAGGTTCTAAGCCTTTACAGGCTGAGAAGTGGGCTAAGTCTAAAACTGGCAAGCAGCCCAAGACTGAAAAGCAAGCTCGAACTGACTCAAAGAAGTCAGTAACAGACAAGCGAATGACCCAAAAGCCTAAGACTGTTGTTCAGTCTGTTAAGCAGGAAGTTGCCGCCGAGTTTAAGAAAAGACTAGGCGAGCAGCAGTCAAAGATAGACTTCATGCAGACTGAGTTCAACGAACTCGATGACCTCAAGGATACGGTCAAAGGTTTGACAACTCGAATGAAGTTTCAAGAAGAACAAGTCAGCGCCCTCTCAGATGACATCCAGACTATAAAGTCTGGCATGGAACAAATCTTACTCTCAATCAAGGGCTAACACAGCCGCCTCTAGAGGCTCTTAGGAGTCTCTAGAGGATCTTTGGAGAATCTAATATGGTTTTTTTATTCTTGATTAAAACTCTGATCAGCAGCAGGACTAGGCTTACGAATTATTATAAGTTTAGTAATCCTATTGACCGCCGAAGAAGCTTCATTCGAGTCTATCTTGATGAGATTGAAATTCAGTGGCGAGGAAGGAATTTTAAATTCGACCGAGTTTAATTAAACTATAAAGAATTTTGTAGGTCTTTTGTTTACGAAAGACCTACAAAAATTCTTAAAGCCTTTGGAGGGCAGCAACATGACAGAGACAGATTTCCAAGCAATTTATGAAAAAGCCTTTAAGATTGCATTGATAAAGGCCGTTGAAAATGATGTTGAAACTGGTGATAACTGGTTCCCCTGTGGTAGAGCTTTTTTAAAGCTTCCGGCTAACACTAAGTTTGGACGAT